ATAGAGCGGCAATAACACATCATCAGATTGCGTAGGGAACTGACCAAGTACACGCACCCTGTAAACATTAGACTCTTCACCGTATTTGTCCTTCATCTCCTCAAGAAACTGCTCAGAAACTGTGGTCGCCTCGTGACAACTCACCGTCATCGTGTGCCAACGCTCACGCTGAGAATGGTGACTATCAAAGAAAAAACCTTCAGACCGCGTAGGGTTCCCGCACATAACCGTCTTCGCACCGGCTGTGGACATCGCGCCCTCACCGACCTGGAAGACAACATCCGGTATACCTGACGCTTCCTCACACAAGAATAACATATTCTCTGAGTGAAAACCCTGCAAAGCCTCTGGGTTCTCCCTGCGACTTGTTCGCGCAACCGCAAAGCTGTCACTAGCCCCTTTGAGGCTAATCTTGTCGCTCTTGAACTCCAGTAACTGCTTGAAACCTTCGGGCAACTTTCGCGCCCATTTATCTATCTCAGTCCATAGAACATCGCTCAACTGATGCGCCGTGTTTGCCGTTACTGCCACCTTGCAAGGATAATGCGTTACAAGCCACCACAGAACCAACCAACTCTGAAACGCCGTCTTACCGACACCGTGACCAGACGCAATGCTAACCTTATCGTGACTTGCAACGGCCTTCAACGCCTCGGCTTGCCACGGCTGGGGTTTTGCATTGAGAATGCTGGTGACGAATAAAACCGGGTCATTGTGCAACTGAACGAGCAGGTCGGTGTTCTCAGTCTTTTTCAACTTCAACGACCTCCGCATCAACTGTGTTATCTTCTAGCCGCTGACGCTCTATCTGCGCTGCTGCCAGCTTCAACTCGTCAACAAAGCTTACAACCTTATGCTCGTGTTCGACCTTCTGGTTCTCGCCGTAGAACTTCGGGTACAGCTTCGCCGCTCTCCACTTGTAAGTATCAATGACAACTCTCGCTTGCTGGGCGTCAAGCTCTCCATACTTCATAAGCTCAATAGCATCGTCAATATCATCGTCAATCTTCTGGGCGCGAAGCTCCATAGCGACCTTGTACTGGTCTCGGAAATCAGCGTCATCACGCAGCCACTTGCTAATCGTCATAAACGTAGGGATTTGCTTGTGAGTGCAAGCCTTCCTGGCAGACATACCGTCAGAAACAAGTTCGATAAACTTCTTTTTGCCACGGTCTATCTCTTTTGGGTCAGTGATTTTACGCCCCATTTGGTACTCCTCTATTCGTCACATAGCAGACTTGATATAGCAGTGCAAGAAAACTTGCAACTTTTGGGGTGTGGGGGTGGTTTTTGGCGTGGTAGAAAGAAGGGGGGGTTAGATGTGGAATGTTATATATTTATGCCGCCCCCCGCGCAGATTCGATGGGGGGGTGTATCAGCGTGTTAGCACATAAGCACACCAACATTATGCGACAAAGATAATAAACATTATGCGACAAATGCCATCGCGCCAGGTTGAGGCGTGACGGCTTGCAACGACTGCCAATGATGAATCATACACCGGAACCACCAACGCCAGCCAGTGACGCTTGTAGCCTGATAGTGCTAGGTTAACCGAATCCAGGTTAACTCGCGCGTGTGGTGATATAATACCGCATAGAGGTGATGCCCCTCAATCCCCTCACCAATCCCCTCATAATCCCCTATCCTATCCCCTACCAACCGCGCTAGCCGTTGCAAGTTTTTCTATGTTTTCTGCCAATTTGCGCTTGCATTATGTCAATTTGTGCTTAACATAACAACTGAAGCCGGAAGCGGCACAAATACAGGAACAAAAACAGAACATCGAGGTAAAACAATGGCTTACACAAGCGCAACGCATAAAATAACCATAAAAAAGCAGGGAATCGAACGCGGTATGACTGTCAATATGCACCGCAACGAAATGGACGATTTTTATAGATGGGCGAATGATAATGGCTTTTCTGTTGAGTTAGAGAGATTACAGCCAGTCAATAGCGCATTCGCAATAGACAGCGCGAAATTTCTTTTCAATTTTAACGACTAAGGGAATCAAAATAATGTTCAATAATATTATTCTAATGACAATCGGCCTTTTGCTTATCCTTGGCGGCACAATGGATGCCATCACCGGCTTTCAAAACGGCCTTTATATGCCAATTGCGCTTGGCGCAACCGGCCTTGTAATTGTCTTTTTACCGTTAATCGAATCAAGCTTAGAGGGTTAAACCAATGACCAAACCATTACCAAAACAGCAGGCGCAGCTTGTCGCTGAATATGCTCACTATATCGCTGAGCAAGCGAGATTAGAACAAGCCATTATGTCGGCATCACTCAAACGAGATATGGCAACCGTTGTTGACCTAATCGAAACCGCGAAAGCTTCGGCATCGTTTGCAATGACTGCGGCGCGTTGCCTTGGCTTATCGCCTGATTATATCCCTTCAACCATTAAAGAGAGGTCTCAATAAAACCGGCTGGCACGGTCTAACCGTGCCGCCTCTTAGACTGTCTTGCGAGACAAGCCAAGAGGCGAATAGCCGAAACTGAAAAGGGAAAAAGACAATGACAAAGATAAATGCTTATGTAATTTATGACGGCGCAAGCCAAATTGACGGCAAGCGCATTATCGCAATCGCTAACATTGCCAAGAGCCGCAACGGTAAAACTGGCGCAATGGTTCAAACTTATATCTTGCGCCCTGATATAAATCCGCTTGAAGCTAACAAAACCGGCGCGGATTTTTCTATTTGCGGCAATTGCCCGCATAGGGGCGAGGCGCACAATGAGCCAGACCGCAAGACCGCAAAGAATCGTTCTTGCTATGTAAACCTAGGCCAAGGTGTTTTGATTACATATAAAGCCTATAAGGCTGGCAAATATCCTGCAATCAGCGGCCACGAAGCTATAGCCGCGCTTGGTGTTGACCGTATGGTTCGCATTGGTACCTATGGCGATGGCGCAGCGGTTCCGTCATATATATGGGATAGCCTTATCAGCAAGGCCAAAGGCCATACCGCTTACAGCCACCAAAGCGGCATTGATACCGCAAGTTTTGACGCTGCAATATATATGCAATCCGCTGATAGCGAAGCAGAAGCACAAGAAGCTTGGAACAAAGGCCATAGAACATTCCGCGTTATTGACCGCATTGAAAGCCTTATAACCGGCAAGGAAATTTTATGCCCTGCCAGCAAAGAAGCAGGATATCTAACGCAATGTATCACTTGCGGCTTGTGCGCTGGTACTAGCACAAAAAGCCCAAAATCAATTGCCATAGTCGCGCACGGTGCCGGTGCTGGTAATTTCAAGCGTAAAGCCGCATAGGAAAGGAAACAAACAAATGTATGTATACCGCAATAAACAAGGTCGAATCGTAAAGTTTATTAAGCCTGTATCGCGTAAAGCGCAAGCCATACTAGGCTTTAAAAACATACCACAAAAGCGAAAGGCATAACCGGCTGGCAGGGATTCCCTGCCGCTTTATAGCCGCTAGGCGATTGTCTAGCGTCTATATGGCGAAAGCCTATCACGAAGCAACGAAAGGGAAAACAATGGAATTAGAGACGCAAGATTTATATTTATACGCATTGCACGATGGCGATTTGTATCGCCAGCAACGTGAAAGCATTGAAAGCAATTTGCAGCGCAAATTCAACAAAGGCATATATGACAGCGAAAAAGCGGCCAAGCTATGGCTTTATTTTGCCGATAATGCCGCGCAAAAATACCATAAGGATTTTCGGTTGAATGGAAAATGGCATAAAGCGTTCAACATTAACGTGCGCCGTGAATTGGCTGGCTTGTTTGAATCTGAATATTTTAGCCTTTTAAAATGCCGCGCTGAATAGGAAAGGAAAGACAATGCAAAAAACAAACTACGATTGCGGCAATTGCTATCACCACTGGCAAGCCGACAAGCTTCAAATAGAATGCCCCGATTGCGGTTCGTTCTATATCGCAGCGACTAACGAGTGGGATTATCACGACAGCCGTGAACCACTCTTTGAAGACGTCACACAATGAACCGTGAAACCATATCGGGCGGGCTTGCGTTTATCGCGCTTTTCCTTGCCCTGGTCGCGGCATCACTTGCCAACGATGGCTTGCTGGTACTGCTAACGATTTCGGCCGGTTGCATATTGGCAACCGTTGCAAGCTTCATTCTAAAATAAAAGCTTGCAATCCTTGTTGGATTGTATAACGTGAATTGACAATAGTAAGAAGGGAAACCAGTTATGAAACCAAATCTCAAAGCAAAATCGGTTGAAAAATCGGTCAGGCTATCGGTTGAGCGCAACGGCATATCGGTTGAGCAACATATCAAAGCTATGAGCGATATTATGTCGGATGGCTTGCCAGCGTTTATTGAGCATATGCAAGCATTGCAAGGAAAGCACATTACGAAACAGGAATCAGACGCGCATATCAGCAAAGCTGAACCGACTATGGGCAGCGATATAGCTGATTTATGTGATGACCTTTATATGCAATTCAGAAAGGGAAACGACAATGCCTAGATATTCAGTTGAAACAAGCGCGGTCATAACGCAAACGGTTGAGATTAACGCCGATAGCTTAGAGACCGCAAAAGAATGGGCAATGGATTTGCTGAAACGTCAAACAGCCGACTATCAGCAAGACGCCATTCACGGTTCAAACGTGCATCATAATGCGTTTGAAGTTTACGATTTGGACATATTACAAGCGAATGAGGTGGAATAATGGATAGATACGAGGAAGCATTTTACGCCGAAGAACGTAAAAAAGAGCGCGAACGGTTGAAGGCTAACACAATCACAAGCGCAATCGAATTTGTCATTTGGGTTGATGAATTTAATCCTGATGAACCCGCGATGGCAGATGCGGTTCACAAGCTGCCAGAAACAGAGCAGCAACGGTTAAAGAACGCTGTCGCAAAAATCAAAGCAATGAAGGGAAACCAAGACAATGGATAACGTAGTAGACATCAAGTCAAAAACTGAAACAAAAGAAAAGCCAAAGAAATATAAGAAACCAAGCAAGGCGCAGTTCCAAAAAATGGAACTGATGCAGGCAGTCAGCGGTATAACCGCAATCCTAAAACAAGAAGGCGATTGCGCTGCCAACGGCACGACCGGCGATAACGCTATCGCTTGGTGGAGCAAGGGAGAAATTATGGTTATTATCGAAGTCTGCAAGCACGGTCATATTGTGGTCAGTATAATCTCTGGCGATATGAAAGAATCCACTTATCATCAGCTTATTGGATTCTGCGCTTCTAATCTTATTGAATGGGATTCAGTCTAATGCCAAAAGCAAAGCCACAAACGGTTACAATCGACAGCAATTACAAAGTCGAAATCGAGCCATATAACCACACGCTAATGCGGCGCAATGACAACAAGAAGACCGGCTGGGATACGATGGGCTATTACAGCACAATGGCAACCGCATTGAGAGCCGTTAGCCGTGACAACGTGCTAAAAGGCAGAGACTGTAACATAAACGAATATGCCGAAGGTGTACTAGCAAGGGCATCAGACCTGCTATGTCACAAAAACCCCTAGCATTTACCTATTAAGCGACACACCAGAACAGGCCGGTCATCCGGCCTTTTCTTTTGCC